GAGAACCGGCAGGCATATTTAGATGCCCTCCGTCGTGATAACGAGATTCAAATTAAAAACGATAAGATTAGAGCAGCACAAAGTGCAGAAACTTACAAGCAACTCAGTGCTTTCTCTAAATCTGCTTTTGAGCTGTATGGTCAGCTTTCAGAAATAGATCTCAAGCGGAACCAACAGGAAAACGCTAAACTAGCTTACGCTGCTGGTGCTGGTTACAAAACACTTATAGGCATCCAAGCTTTGGGTGATAACCTTACTAGGTCTGAGTTTGCTCAAACAGAGTTTATCCGTCAAAAGCTTGCAGAGGGTGGTAACATAGATGCCCTTTTTAAATTGTACGAACGCCGTGCAAGTAAAGGTTTCATCAATAACATCGCTGTCGCTCAGAATACTGCCCATAACGCTGGCATTGGAATTCAGCTAGATCAGGAAAAGTTTCGTGATGAGATTCGTGAAAGCGAGGGTCGTGATCCTACAGTTGAAGAACGGCTTACACGCTTAAAGACATATACAAGTGAATTGTCTGCAAGTTTTGTTGGTGAAGATGGTAGGGGTCTGAATGCAAACCTACTTGCCACGTATGTTTTCCCTACTATCCAGCGTTCTGAAACAAGTATTCGTGGTGTTCTTGAAAAAGAAGGGAGAAAAGAGAAAGAATCTATTGTCAAGCAAAATTTCATGAGGCAGCTGGATCACGCCTGGAATACAGGTAAAGCCGCTAAGGTGTATGAATACTTGACAGAAAAAGGCATTGCTAATGCAGCAAATTTTGAGATGTATGCTGAATGGCGTACAAATAAATCTCTTGATTTTGGACCTACCGGTCTGGACAGTAAAGACATGGAAGCTTTAGATACTTTTGTGTTTAAAGATGCTAACGGTAAAGACACTACATACTTAAAATCTCGCGGTATGTTGTCTGATGGCGCTAAGTCTATGCAGGCTCGTAATGTAAGAGATAGGGCAGAAAAGCAGTTGGCTAGAGAGGCAGATGTAGAGCGGGAACGTAAGGCAAACGCTGACAGTATTGATTTTGCCAATGAAGCAATTGTTGATAATGAAGCATCACTTGAGGAATTGGAGCAAAGTCGTAGAAACGATGCTGCTACAGGAATCCCTGGTTTTGAGTCTGAAGGTACTAAATTTTTAGCAAAAAACTTAAATACTGTACGGTTTGAAGCCCTTTTTAGACCAGACTTTACTAAAAAATTAAATAACGGTACTCTTACTTTTGAAGACCTTAATCAAGCTGGTGTTAGTTACAAGCTTAGGCAAGAATTCTTACCTGCTCTTGAAAAGCAAAATCTTATAACACAATCGCAAGAATATAAGGATGGCGTTGAGGCTATTAAAGGTGTTATAACAACAGGAAATCCTCTTGTCGTGCGAGGGCGAGGTTCTGGTAATCGAGACCATTGGACTACCACCCAATTGGTAAATCAAGAGATTCAAGAATTTAAAAAACAAGCAATTCTACTTGACGATCCTTCACAGCTTTCTACGCTAGCAAGCGGTAGAGTGCAGGTAATCCAAGCCAAACAAGAGTCACCTGGTTATATTGATAAGAATGGTCATTACACTTCACTTATAGCAGAAACTAAAGAGCAAGCTGAAGACTATAGAGCCATGCAATTTGAGGATGGTAAATTTATTAAAGGTAGGCTGGAGTCTAATTTTAGTGATCCTGCTGTGGCTGTAAATGTCTATGGTCAAAATAATTTTTATGAGGATTACTACCCTATGCAAAGAGGTCAAATAACATCAAGGCTTAGGAGACGGGCTGCTCAAATGGGTATGTCACCTTTGGCTGCTATTAACTTTCTTGCTGGTGGTGTAGGTCAACCTGCAATTGCTGAAGATGCAGCAGTACAGGCTCTTATGGAAAAAGTAGCGCCTTTGAATAGATTAATTAACGTTTATCGTACCCCAGAACGATACAACCGGGCTGTGTCTCAAATAAACGGTGAAATTTATCCTACTCGTTTTGATAAACCTTTGCCACCTGGTGTGCAGGGGTTAGCAGCTTTGGTTAGCTCTGGAGAAGGCAGCCCTACATCAATGTTCCCTGGTGAAAACTACCCAGAAATGCTTGACATGTCAATTTCAGAGGTTGTCAAGTTTCAAAAAGAAAAACTAAAAGATGGACGGGCTTCTGCTGCAGTAGGTTCTTACCAAATCCTATATCCTGAAGTAGCTGCTAAACGTGTTGGTATTTCATTGGATGAAAAATTTACCCCTGAAAACCAACTTAAGATGTTTATGGGTACTTTGTTTAATAAACCTGGTAGAGAAAACCTTGCAGCGTATTTGCAAGGAAAGAGTGATGACATTGAGCTAGCCATGGATGAACTGTCACAAGAATACGCTTCGATTGAATATAGAAACGGTCGTAGTTATTATGATGATGGTGTAAACAAAGCAAGTATTAGCCGAGAAAAGCTTCGCTCTGCTATGATTTCTGCACGAGAAGAACTTACTAATCAGTAATTATGAATGATTATGAAGAACAACTTTCAGGGGGTACGCTCCCAGAGTTAAGTCTAGAGGAAAGAGCTGAGCTTGAAGCTGAGCAACAAAGAATCCAAAGTGAACTAGAGTTAACTCAACCGGAAGTTGGACAACCTGAGGTGTCCCAGGCTGCAGCTACGGCTGCTCCTGTAGAGGCACCTCCGCAACAAACAGAAGAACCATTAATTAATGGTCGTCCACTAAGTTATTACGCGGATCCGACTGGTGCTGAGGCAATGGTAGCGGGTGTAGAGGATTTTGTTCTCGATGCTCTAAATCTCATCCCCAATGTAGATATTCCTAAAGCTCCTAAATTTGAAAACGACATCAATCAAAGTGTTCGGGAGATCTCTTCTATTGTTATCCCTACCGTAGCACTTGGTGGAGCTGGTTCTGCTGGTCTTGCAGCTCGTGCTGGTCAAGTAGGTAAAGTAACTAAACTCGGTAAGTTTCTTAACGATCCACTTACCAGGCATATAGGTAACATGGCATTCCAGGCTGGTACTGGTGCTGCTGTGGACTACACAGTGGAGATCAACCAACAGGACGATAACCTGGCTGGTACACTTCGTAAGACATGGCCCCGGTGGTGGGGCTGGGTACCTGAAGACCTTGCTACACTTGATAGTGACAGCCCCGAAACTAAGCGTGCTAAGAACGTAACAGAAGGTGCATACCTTGGTGTTGGTACTGACATGCTGCTTGGTCTTAACAAGCTGTTCCGCAGTGTACGTGGTCTGCAACAGGGTGCACCAGTCCCTAAAACTGAAAAGGCTGCTGCTGCTCTTAAGCGTATGCGTGTACAAGAGGGTGACGTAGAAGATGTTATCGAAGCATCTGCTGCAAAACGTTCTGATTCTTTGGATGAACTTGGTAGCTACAATGCAACTAACGCAACTGATCCTAACAACCCTATCTTTGGTTACCATGATCTTTATGGTTACCAAGAGGTCGGTACACGTTCTGTAGACGACCTGGGTATTGTCGGTGCTTCTATCGACGCTGCACGTATTGCTGGTGACATTGATACTGTATATGGTCGTATTGGTAACTCAGTATCTGAGGGTGCTCTTAAGTTTAGCCTTGAGGGTGTTGAAAACCAACAGGCAGTACAGAAGGGTCTTGCTGATGTTTTGACTGAAGCAGATGAATACGGTTACCGTACTGCAACAGGTAAGGAGATTGGCAGTGAACAGATTAAAGATGCTGGTGAACGCCTGGCTGCTACATTCTACGAGAAAAACGTAGATGAACTGCGTGATAGCCTTGCTCAATATCAACGCCTCAACCAAACTACTAATGCCACTGTGCTGTCTGAAACAGCTTACAAAGGTGTTGTAGGTGCGCTAAATAAGTACATGGATGATTTTGTCAACATGGATTACATGCGTGCACAAGCGTACGTAGGTACTTCCTTTGCTGGACAGATCTCTGACATGGCACAAGGTATGCGCCTTACTGAAGGTACACCTGCTATTGAACGTGCACAGGAACAGATCCTTGATCGTATGGAGTTCCTGATGGTACAGAAGAACATCACTGCTTACTCCGACAAACGGTTTAAGGGGATGTTTGGTTTGTTTAATAAATTGTCTAAGTCTGATGCAGACTCTATGACTATTGCAGAAGCAAACCGTATTCAAGCAGCTATTAAAGGTGCAGAGGATGAGACTGCTGCAGCTGTAGCTAAGATTAAAGAGGAAGCTAAATTTACAGTTGACAACTTGCGTGAGATCGCAGCTGAACAACCTGAAATGCTAAAGCCTTTGATGCTTGCTTATGAGATGACTGACGGTAACGTCGATACCATCACTAAGATGAACCGGTATCTAAAAGAATCTACTGGTATCCTTAGGAAAGCGTTTATTGACCTTAACCCTGAGATCCCTTCTGTTGTTCTCAAAGGTTTCTTCTCAAACGTGTACAACGGTACACTGAGTGCTTTCGGTACACCAATCAAAGCAGGTTTGTCTGCTGGTGCTCAGATCATTGAAAAACCGTTGCGTGGCATGGTAGGCGGTATGCTTAACGGCGATATGTCTACTGTACGTAGGAGCTGGTATCAATACAGTGCGTTTGGTGATGCACTGCAAGGTTCATTTGCTTACATGAAGCAGGTGTTCAAACGGTCTGGTATGGATCCTGAAGTGGTTGCACTTCGTGAAGACTACGGTATGCCTTCTAGGCAGCTTGAACTTATTAACTCATTTGCTGATGCTAAGGCTGCTCAAGGTGACTATGGTCCGCAAGTGTTTGCTGAAATGGTAAACAACATGCAAGACCTTGCTAATCATCCCTGGCTCCGGTTTGGACAACGTTCTATGCAAGCTTTGGATGGTTTCACCCAATCAATGGTTGGTTTCGCTGAAGCCCGTGGTCGTGCATACGATAACATTACCAAAGGTGGTTTGCTGGAGTTTGATGCAGAGAAGGCTGGTGAACTGTCACAAAAGGTTTACAGCAAGATGTTTGATGACACTGGTCTGATTACAGACGAAGCTGTCAGTAAATCTGCTGGTGAAATTGCACTTAACCTTGACAACGCAGCTACAGATGCTGTGTCTCAGCTTATCAGGCGTGCTCCTATTCTCCGTCCATTCCTGCTGTTTACCAAAACACCTCTGAACGAACTGGCATTGTCAGCTTCTTATAACCCAGTAGGTGTGTTTGTTAAGGACATGAATGCGTTCAAAGAACCATTTGAAAACATGCCTTACAATGAGGTTGAGCAGCTACTGGCAGCCCGTGGTATCGAAGTAACTCCTAACACTGTACGTGCTAAGTACGAAGAAATCCGAGCTGACCTAAAGGGTCGTAAAGCTCTGGGTGCTTTGATGGTTAGCGGTGCTACCTACATGGCTCTTAACGATAACATCACTGGTAACGGTCTTTATGACAAACAAAAGCAAGCTGCACGTAGGAATCAAGATTGGAAACCCCGTTCTATTCGACTGCCTGGCGGTCAATGGGTGAGCTACGATAACCTTGGTCCTATTACAACTTGGTTGTCTTTGACAGTTGATGTTATTGACAACTTTGATAGCCTTGCATCTAATGAAATCGGTGAGCAATTCCGTAAGTTAGGTTTTGTCCTTAGCTCTGCTATTACTGACAAAACAGCCTTGTCTGGTCTTGAACCTCTTATGGACATCATTAGCGGCAACCCCGGTGCTCTTACCAAATGGAGTTCTAGTTTCCTTACCAGTGCTACCGTACCCGGTTCTAGCCAGCTTGCAGAAATCTCACGTCTGATGGACCCAGGTCTTAAAGAAGTTGAGATGGAACTGTTTGACATGATGCGTAACCGAAACCCACTTACCAAAGGCCAGCTTCCTGCTAAGTATGACTACATTGATGGTGGTGAGGTTGGTGTCCCTGACAACATTATGTCTAGGGTTTGGAATACGTACATGCCTTGGAAGGTCAACGGTAAGATTAGTAAGCGTAAGCAATTCTTGATTGATATTGAGTACGATGCACGTCCTACCTTGAACACTTACAGGAAGGTCAAGCTGACCAACGAAGAACGTTCTGACATCCTTCAGATTATGGGACGTGATGAATTGTTTGCAGAAGGCATTGACCGTGTTATGAAGCGTGTACCTGGTGGTGTCGAAGGTTTCCGTAAGCGTTACATGGAAGCCGTCAATGCTGGTCTTAATCCTGATCTAAGCACGTTTGAAGGTATTCATAATGCTATTGACCAGGAACTTAGGTATGCAATGGATCTAGCAATTGCTGCTTCACCGACCCATTCCGACATGACTCGTAGACGTTATATCCAAGAAGTTAGTACAGATCTACTTAGCAACGGGAAGCAAGACGAAGCTCAGCGTTTCCTTGACTACATGGAACAGTTTTCTAGGTAATTTACTTAAAGCGTAATGGCAATTACACAAAATACATATACAGGGGATGGCAGTACAACTGCCTATTCTTTTACATTTCCATATCTTGAAACTACAGACATTAAGGTAAGCCTTGATGCTGTAGACACAACTGCATACACACTGTCAAACGCAACAACCATTTCATTTACCACTGCTCCTGCTAGTGGTGTAGCTATTCGTATTTATCGTAATACAAATAGTGACAACCTGAAAGCCACCTTCTTTCCTGGTTCTGCTATCAAAGCGGAAGACCTTAATACCAACTTCACCCAAAACCTCTACGTCACACAGGAAACTGATATTGATGTAGACACTGCAAACACTACTGCTAATACAGCGAAAACTACAGCTGATACTGCAATTGCAACTGCAAACTCGGCAACTACCACTGCTAATGCCGCTTCTGCGCTAGCAACTACTGCTGATACCAATGCTAGTGCTGCAGTTACTACGGCTAACACTGCAAGTACAAACGCAACCACAGCTCTCAACAACTCGCGTGAGTCTGATGGTTCTGGCGGTTTTACAAGTGCTATTGACAAAGCTACGACTGCTACTACAACCGCTAATACTGCTCTGACAAACTCTCGTGAGTCAGATGGTAGCGGCGGCTTTACTAGCGCAATTGACAAAGCAAACACTGCTTTGACGACAGCTAACAGTGCAAATACCAGTGCAACGTCTGCAGTTTCCACTGCTAATACTGCAAGTTCCGACGCTTCGACAGCACTTAGCACCGCTAATGCAGCTAGTGCTGCTGTGTCGAATGCTGTGCTGTTTACGCTTGTTACTAACGTAGCATCTATTCCTGGAAGCCCTTCTAACAACGATTACATCGAGATTGGTAACAGTACAGGCATTGAGTCCTTTACACCTCTCTCAGGGCTTCCTAGTGGGTTTGTAGGAGCTTCTGGTCTTACCGTCCGTCTGCGGTACGACAGCTCAGCTACCAGCTGGGTGTTCATGAGCTACTTTGCTAATGACAGTGAAACACGTTATTTGACTAAGAACGTACCAGTGGTTACTGGTGACTCAACAAATGGTTCTGGTCAGATCACTTTAAACTGTGAGGTGAATACTCACGGTGTAACTATTAAAGGTCCAGCACATAGTGCAGCAGCAACTTATACGTTAACCCTTCCTGTTAACACAGGTAGTGCAGATCAAGCCTTGACTACTGATGGGTCTGGTGTGCTCTCTTGGGCTGACGCTGGTGCGCCAACTATTGATGCTGGAAACTTTAATACTGGCGGTTCACTTGTTACAACTACTAAAACTTTTGACGGAGGATCTTTCGACTAATGCCTACACCTACTAACAGAACTCCCGTGCGTGTTGCACGCGGTACTTACTCTAACCTCAACTCCTCTGTCTCTGACATCCAGGAAGGGGAGATTTGCTACGCAACTGACCAAGATAAACTATATGTAAAAGAGGGTAGCAGCCTTGTAGATGCCTCTACCACTGACATCTCTGGTAAGGCAAATATTGCATCTCCTACCTTTACTGGCACTCCTGCAGCGCCTACTGCTACTGCTGGAACTAACACTACTCAGATTGCTACTACTGCTTTTGTAACGACTGCAGTACCTGACATCAGCGGTAAAGCTAATACTTCTGACATCGGTACAACCATCCAGGCGTATGACGCCGACACTGCAAAGACTGACACTGCTCAGACCTTTACTGCAGCACAACGGGGCACTATCTCTACCCTGACTGACGGAGCAACAATTACTCCTGACTTTGCAACAGCTAATAACTTTACTGTCACCCTTGGTGGTAACAGGACTATTGCTAACCCAACCAACCTAACTGCTGGACAGTCTGGTTCCATCTTCATTGTGCAAGATGGCACGGGCAGCCGTACAGGTGCCTGGGGTTCTTACTGGGACTTTGCTGCGGGGGCAGCACCCACGCTTACGACCGATGCTAACGCTATTGATCGCGTGGACTATGTCGTTCGCAGTTCTACTTCTATCCACACCGTATTTACAGGTAACTACTCATGAGTGTGATTGGAAGTAACGCCTTGGCCGGTGCTTCCGGTCAGGGTGGTGGTGGCTATGTAATTGAAAAGAGCCTTAGGTTTAATAACGACGACACGCCTTATCTGAATCGTACCCCGTCATCCGCTGGCAACCGTACAACATGGACCTGGAGTTCTTGGGTAAAACTATCGTCAATTCCTACCAGCAACCAGAATCTTTTTTCCAGTCTAGGCACAACTGGTAATCAGTTTTATGTTTATTTTAATACATCCTCTAAACTAATTATATCTGACTATGAGGCGTATGTTTACACAAGAGCTGAGCTTACGTCAAGTAGAGTTTTTCGGGATTTTAGTGGTTGGTATCATTTAGTAATTGTAATGGATTCTAGTCAGGCAACAGCAGCCGACAGGGTCAAACTTTATGTAAATGGTGTTCAAGAGACTTTAACCGGAACGCAGCCAAATCAAAATACCGAAGCTTTTTGGAATAACGCAAATGCACATTATATTGGCAGGCCACCCAACAATACGACTGATATATTTGATGGTTACCTAACCGACGTACATTTTGTCGACGGTCAAGCATTAGACCCCACATCATTCGGAGCCTATGACGACAACAACGTCTGGCAAGCAAAGGAGTACACCGGATCACACGGTACTAACGGGTTCCACCTTGACTTTGCTGATGGAAATGATATTGGCAATGATGCTGCAGGGTCTAATAACTGGACTGTCAACAATCTTACTGCAACCGGTGGCACTGTTAATTACGCTGAAGCTATAAGCGGTAGTCCTTATATCCCATTTAACGCTTTTTCAACTTCTTATATTAGCAACTATGTTAATACAAGTACCTGGGCTATAACAAATGCTGCGTGGGACGGTGCTTGGGATTCTTCTGGCAATACTAATGTTTTTACACCATCAGGTGGTATTGCTGTCTCTTCTTCTTTAATCGTTTATTACGGTAACTATAACAACGCTGCATCAACTACAACGTTAACTATTACCTATACGGATTCCAGTACGGAAACCGATACCTTTACCTCTGGTAGTAGTAACTGGATGGGTTCTTTTACCGCTAGTAATGCAGCAGGTAAAACAATTCAATCAATTCAAGTTGTTGGACCTAGTAGTGCTGCTTACCAGTCATTTGGTGGTTTTGTTATTGATGGTCAAATCTTGACATCGGCAAATCCCAATGCTGACATCTTACGTGACTCCCCAACCAACGGCGATGCAACTGCTGACATTGTCAGTGGTAACTATTGTACGTTTAATCCACTTGCTAACTATGGAACTCTTTCTGATGGTAACTTAAATGTTGCTCAAACCTCCGTAGCACATACCACTACATATGGAACGCTAGGCGTATCTTCTGGTAAATGGTACTGGGAGATTTACAAAGACGATGGTAATAATTATTCCGGTACTTCTGGTGGCATAGGTGTTGCAGCTACGGAATACACTGCTAATGGCAGCGGTTATTTAGGTTCTAACTACACTAACGTTGCTTATTTCCAAAGTGGTGTTCAGCTTTACGATGGCAGTGATGGCTATGAAAGCCTGACTACAGTTTTAGGCTCAGGAGAAGAGCATAAGAAAGGCACATGGATGCTTGCTTTTGATTTTGATTCAGGCAAAGGTTGGGTTGGCAAAAACGGCGTTTGGCTTAGCGATACCACTGCAGGCAACGAAGGAAACCCAGCAACTGGCGCAAATCCATGTTTTAACGCTTTCGTTTCTGGGGCTAATTATGTGCCTATGGTCGGAATGTACGCTAGCCAATCTTTTACTGCAAACTTTGGTGCTAGACCCTTCGCCTACACCGCCCCAAGCGGCTTTAAAGCACTTTGCACAACGAACCTTCCGACCCCGACGATTGCCGATGGTTCGACGGCATTTGATGCAGTTCTATACTCTGGTACTGGCAATGCTCAATCAATTACAGGGCTTGGATTTAGCCCGGATTTAGTTTGGACTAAAAATAGAGGTGCATCTGCATCACATGCTGTGTATGACAGTGTGCGCGGTGCCGGTGAACTTATTAGGACTAACGAAACTTCAGCGGAAGTAACTGTATCTTCTAGGTTTACATCATTCGATAGTAATGGTTTTTCAATCGGTAGTACTTCTACTGAAAACAATGCAAGTTCTAATACTTATGTAAGTTGGGCTTGGGACGCCGGATCATCAACGGTCAGCAACACTGACGGCGACATCACTTCTAGTGTTAGAGCAAACCAAACTGCTGGATTTTCAATCGTTAAGTGGACCTCACCAACATGGAGCGGCAGCCCTCAATCAGTAGGCCATGGTTTGAACGCTGCTCCAGCGTTTATTATTACTAAAGGACTGGAGAATGCAGGATCTTGGTATTGTTATCACAAAGATCTTGACGCCTCTAATCCTCAAACTAAATATATTTTATTAAATGATACTGGTGCCGCTGGCACTCTTGCCAATTCTTGGGGCACATCTGCTCCTGATAGTAATGTTTTCGGTGATCGTTTACTGGGTTGGTCTGAAGGGCAGGATGTAATCGCCTACTGTTTTTCACCTGTCAAAAATTATAGTGCGTTTGGTTCGTACATCGGCAACGGCAGTAACGATGGTCAACTTGTATACACCAACTTTAAGGTGAGGTATTTGCTAACCAAACCAGCATTTGCCGGTGGTGACTGGATGATTTGGGATGCTAAAAGAGAACCATTTAACGTAAACCCTAATACAATTCAAGCAAATGCTAGTGCAGCTGAGGCAGGTACTGGCGGTTACTCAGTAGATTTTCTGTCTAACGGATTCAAATTTAGGATGTACGGTAGCTCTTCTAATGCTTCTGGAGTTACATACATTTACGCCGCATTCGCTGAACACCCCTTCCAAGCCAATGGTGGACTTGCACGCTAATTAATTATTTATTATGCTTCAACTTAATGGACAAACCCTGCAATACGACAGGGCATTTACTCACGAAGGTATTTCTTATCCCTCTAATTGGCTGCGCTTGACCACTTTGGAAGAGAAGCAAGCCATTGGAATTGTAGAAGTAGCTAACAATACCCAATCTTGGGATCAACGTTTCTATTGGAGTGTTGATAACCCTAAGCAGTTGGAAGATGTTACTGATGACGATGGTAACACCACCACTGGTCTTAAGACTCTGTGGAAACAAAAGCAAAACGAAATTGCAGCATCACTACTTGCTCCGTCTGATTGGCGTGTAGTTAAAGCTGCAGAAGTCACTGCATACAGCGTTGAGTCTGAATGGCTCACATACCGCGCTGCAGTCCGCACTGCTTGCAACACACGTCAAACCGAAATTGACAACTGTGCAGACGTACCTGCTCTCAAAGAGTTGCTGTACGGCAGTGCACAGGTCCAACAAACTGATGATGATGGCAACACTGTCGTTGATGACGACGGCAACCCCGTCATGATCGCTAACCCTAATCGTGCCACTGAGTGGCCTACACCACTATGATTACTCTTATCCGTCCAATCCTTTTTTCGTTTATTAATTCTGAGAAGGTCAAGCGTCTTGTCGTTGATCTTCTTAAGAAACTCGCAGAACAAACAGACAACACTGTTGATGATGAGGCAGTAAAGTTTATCGAACGCGGTTTGTTCGGTGGACCCCTGGACTAATCCCCCATCATTTCCCTCTCTAACGCTTCCAGAAGCGCCTGTAATGCCTAAAGCGGTGTTAGAGGTACCAAGGGCTCAGCTACCTAGTTACAAGCCCCTTGTAGCCCCTCCTAACACCCTCAGGCCACCACCAGGTATTAAGGGAATAAATACAGAAGAGGAGCCTCCACAAGACGAAGAGGCTAACCCAGCAAAGTCTACCAAGCCTGCCTTGCCTAAAGAGGCACAGATAGTGGAGATTCCGTTTACGGATATTGAGGTACCTATGCCTACAACTACTATCATGACAACTGCAGCTACAACAGCGTTTATTTCTGTTGCCGCCACCCTAACTGCTACGTCTTTGTTCAAATACATTGTGATGCTACTTAAACCAGTATTCAAGCAAACATGGAGCAAGTTGACAAAAAAGAAGGAACCAAAGGTTTCTTAGAAAAAGTTAAGGAAAATACTGAGGATGAATTGCAAATCCTTGGTACCTTTGTTCGTTTAGGTGTCGTCGTATGGAGTGGTTTTATTATCACTCTTAACTATGTTGACCTACCTATGATTAAAAAGGGACAAAGTGGTGGTGATATAACCTTCGTTGCTAGTGTCTTTACAGGGGCGCTCGCTACGTTCGGATTGACTACATCTAATAACAAAACAAATCCCAAATCTCCTGAACCTAAAAAGAAAGAAGAATGAAACGTCTTATTTTGCTATTGATGTTAGCTAGCCCTGCTGCAGCTCAACAGGTTACACCTAACTTTACCCAGGGTAGTATGCAATCCACCACGACTACCACTGTGGACATTGATCGTACTATTACGACAAACATCTATGGTGGTAATTACAAGTCATGGTCTGGAACAAATGTAACCCCCAGCGGGGATATTCTCGATTCTGCAACAACCTATTCAGTGACAACCGCAGGCGAACAGTTTCAATTGGAAACGGTGGACAGAACAGCGGGGGTTGTAGAAAACATCGTAATCGACGAAGTTATCCAACAGCAATCTACCACTACCTCGCTGTCTGTCTTCTCTCAGTAAACCCAGCGTTTGCTAATAACGATCCTAGAGTTCAGAATACATCTAACCCAGTAGCTGCCGCTACGGGTAATGTAACAAATCAAGCCGTACAATTCCAAAACAATGGAGCACCATCTCGGCAATACTTCGCATCTAACAGCAGCTGTAACGGCGCTACGATGCAATTTAGCCCGTTTTACATGGGCAACGACACCATTCCTTTTGAAAATACTGGTTACGTTAGGAGTAACAACTTTGGTGCACAGCTCAATTTTAGTGTACCTTTGGATGGTGGGATGATTGAGCTATGTAAAAGCATAGCCAAAAAACACGAAGAAAAAATGCGTCTTGATTACGAACTTGTAAGGGCACTTAAGTGTACCGAAATCATGAAAGCTGGGTTTATGTTTAGACCTGGTTCTCGTGTAGAAGTTTTATGTCATGACATTGTACCCATAGTGGCAGTAGAAAATGAGTGAAGCACTTGTTAGCATAGCTGTTGCAGTCGTCGCGGGTGGCGCTGCCCTAAATAATAGATTACACAATCGAATAAATAGCGTGCATGAGCGCATCAGCGCACTCGACCGTAGACTTGATGGCATTGAGCTGACTGTTGCTTCTGACTATGTTAAAAAGGCTGAGCTAGCTGAATTACTTAGTCGCATGGAAGATCACATGGTACGCATTGAAAACAAATTAGATCAAATAGTTCTTAAAAATACTTAATTATGTCTTATCAACTTGTAGACACCTTTACAGGTGTTGTTCTCAGCGATTTTGCTAAAAAAGCAGAGGCTGAGAAGCAGCTCGGCAGAATGTACAATGAGCCTGGTGAAACTCGTTACGAGATTAAATCTACCCGTACTAAAAAAGTAGTGGAAGAAGTTAATGTCGAAGAAGAAAGCGACTGAAGACCAGTTTAACGAGCTGCATAACTTGGTTACTAAGGAGTTCCTTTCCCGTATTAAATCAGGTGAGGCTACTACTCAAGACCTTAAAGCAGCTTGTGACTGGCTCAAAACTAATGACATCAGTGGTGTCGCCTTTGACGGTAACCCACTTGATAAGCTTGCAGCAGTAATGCCTACTGTTGATCCTGAAATTGTACAGCGCAAACTCTATGGCACGAAGCTCTAAGCACAGCGGCGCTAAGTACGCTAACGGTAACTACAAGTCGTACCAAAAAAAGTACGACGCTAGCAAAATGCAGATCAAAAAAAGAACTGCATTAAACAAAGAAAACAGAAAACGGGGAACTTATGGTAATGGTGACGGTAAAGATGTTTCACACAAAAAGAATGGTAAAACATTCCTTGAAAAAGCATCTAAAAACCGAGCACGTAAAGGCCGAGCATGACCCCGTTACTTCCAACTCCTGACGATTACCTCTACAACTTAATAGTTATGACCTCTCCAGAAGCCAAGCGCCTGTGGAGGCGCTCTATTAAGGAACATTTTGACCATACATGTATTTATTGCGGAAAAACTTATGACCTTAGTCAGTTATCTATCGATCATGTTCATCCTAGGGCTCGTGGTGGGCAGGATGTCGCAACGAATGTCGTATGTGCCTGCACCCGTTGTAATCAGGAGAAAGGAAGTGCCCCCGTCCTGGATTGGATGAGGGACAAATTTGGAGTCAATAGGCTCCGTGAAAAAATTCTTATGGAGCATATTACTTAATGGATAAAGAGCTTTACGATTTAAAAAATTGGGCTATTGAAACACTAAAAGAATACAAAGCAGAACTTTTAGTTAGAAAACAAGTTACTGGAAAACCTCCAAGCGCACTGAAAAAAGTAGACCGTTTTTTAAATGCACTGGCTGTCGATACGTCTGGTACTTATGCAGACATGATTGACGATGCCCGTCGTAAGGGTCTCAGTCAAAAAGAATTTGCTAATATGGGCAGGAATCTGGAAGAACGTATTATGAACTCATTTAGGGTTCTTCCTGATGACCCTGCTCATCACATGTATTCATTACGTACTGCTGGCGACCTTGTTCAAAATGTAGAACCAGGTGTCAGAGAAATGGGTCTACAAATTTTAAGGGATGAAGGCTATGTTCTTGGCAATGTTCGAGAAAATTTAACCAGTCTTGCTGAAGCTACTCACCAAGGTAGAGCTGGTAAAGGTGCAGAATTGAAAGCATTAGGTCAAATTAGTGTAGACAAAACTAAGATGGCTATTGCTCACCCTAGAGGTACTAGTGATCCTCTAATTAGCCGCACTATTGATTTTAAAAATATCAAAACACCTGAAGACTTTGCTAATGCATATAGGCCGCTACTAGAGCAACAAAAGAAAGATCTTGCAGACGTTTTAAAACCAGGTGGTCCGGAGGCTTCACGTCGTCAAATTGTTACTTCTTATGTTGCAGAACAAGGTGGTCCTGAAGATATTTTTGGTCTTGGGCGATCACAAGCTGAAGTAAAAACTGGTAAAGATATTATTAGAAAAGCACCTGGTGTAATGCAACGTTCTTACCAGGCAATTAAAGACAAAGGTAGCTTCCGTTTGTCTTTTCTACCTCTTGGTGGTGAAGAAGCTGTTAAAGCTGTTGTAAAAAATCCAGCAGGCGCTTTTATGGGCGCTGCTACTGCAATCCAACCAGAAGCAGTTACAGCTGCAATTCAAGGTAATTACGAAGAAGCAGCTAAAACTACCGTGGCTGGTGCAGGTTTCGGTGCAGCAGTGCAACAAACTCTTACTAAAGCTCCGGTTCTTGATAAAGCAAGGGTTGTATCAGCTTTAGGACGTGCACCAGGACTGCTTAAATTTGGCGGTGCGGCTGCTAGATTTTTAGCTGGACCTGTTGGTATCGGTTATACAGGACTAGAGCTGATTGATGCAGCAACCAAAGGTATTACTGGTAAAGGTATCTTTGAACCATCAGATAAGCCTGTAACCGACGAAGACCTTGAATTCAGTACAATGTAACCTATGACCCACCCAATTTTTGTTACAGGACCACAGCGGTCAGGCACCCGCCTGGCTGCTCAGATTATAGCTAGACAAACAGGAAGAACGTTTGTTGATGAGCTTGATTATAACCCTGACATACCTATGAACAGTGTTATTCAAGCTCCTTTCCTGTTAAAGGCTGTTATCGAACTATCATTTATGTTTCCTACAGCTGAATTTGCTTTTATGTACCGCAATGTCGATGATATTGTAAAAAGCATGGAGCATATTGAATGGTATAAAGATTACATAAATGATTCTAATTTTTACCTTGAGTATGTCGAGCATTCCTACAGATACATCGATTTTTTAAAGAAAGAACTAGATGCTAGTCGGTGGTTTGACATACGCTATGAATTTCTTGCACAAGACCCATTGTTTGTCAAAGATCGGTCTAATTTTACAGTAAAACAATATCTACCCGATAAACCTGATGGACCCGAAACCTGGAGAAACGATGAATACGCTAGAACTGTTAAAAAATGACTTTAAGCTCTTCCTACAAGCTTTGTGGGCGGAGCTAGATCTACCCAATCCTACACGTGCGCAATATGCTATCGCAGACTATCTTCAACATGGACCTAAGCGTCTTCAGATACAGGCTTTCCGTGGAGTTGGTAAGTCGTGGATCACAGGCGCATTTGTTCTCTGGACTCTCTTTAACGATTCAGAGCGAAAGATTATGATTATCTCCGCGTCTAAAGAACGTGCAGATAACATGTCCATCTTCCTACAAAAACTTATTATTGAAACGCCATGGCTTTCTCATTTACGACCGACTGGAGACGATGCAAGGTGGAGCAGGGTAAGCTTCGATGTGAAGTGCTCACCCCACCAAGCGCCAAGCGTAAAGTCGGTGGGCATCACTGGACAGCTGACCGGAAGCCGCGCAGATTTAATGATTCTAGACGACATTGAAGTTCCTGGCAACTCAATGACGGAGTTAATGAGAGAGAAGCTCCTACAACTTTGTACAGAAGCTGAGTCTATCCTTACACCAAAAGATGACTCACGTATTATGTACTTAGGTACTCCTCAGACTACATTTACCGTCTACAAACGTCTCGCTGAGCGGTCATACAAGCCCTTTGTATGGCCTGCTAGGTATCCACGTAAGACAAGCAATTACGAAGGTCTCCTAGCGCCTCAGCTGGTCGAAGACATCGAAAGCGGTGCTGATAAATGGGACGTAACAGATGACCGCTTTAATAATGAAGACCTGATTGAACGTGAAGCGTCAATGGGTCGTAGCAACTTTATGTTGCAGTTCATGCTCGACACCTCACTTAGTGATGCTGACAAATTTCCTCTCAAATGTGCGGACCTTATCGTTACCTCTGTTAACCCTAAGTCTGCTCCTGAGTCCGTCATCTGGTGCTCAGACCCAAAAAACGTTATCAAGGAACTCCCCACTGTCGGACTACCTGGAGATTATTTCTACAGTCCAATGCAGCTCCAAGGAGAATGGGGTGATTACGCTGAGACAATCTGCTCTATTGACCCGTCGGGTCGTGGATCGGATGAAACGACAGCAGCTTATCTCTCCCAACGTAACGGTATCCTGTACTTGCACGAAATGCGTGCTTACCGAGACGGATACTCAGACAAAACATTACTGGACATTTTAAAAGGTTGTAAAAAGTATGAAGCGACTAAGCTTGTTATTGAAACTAACTTTGGCGACGGTATTGTTAGCGAGTTGTTCCGCAAACATCTTCAACAAACAAATCAAAGATGCGATGTTGAAGAAGTCCGAGCAACTGTTAGAAAAGAAGATCGAATCATCGATTCCCTTGAACCCGTCCTCAATCAACACCGACTCGTTATCGACAAGTCCGTTATCGAGTGGGACTTCCGGTCTAACCCCGACGAAGCTCCTGAACGTCGATTGATGTACATGTTGTTCTACCAAATGAGTAGAATGTGTCGTGAGAAAGGTGCAGTTAAACATGACGACAGAATTGACTGCCTTGCTCAAGGTGTTAAGTACTTTACAGATGCTATGGGTATCTCAGCCCAGGAAGCTATCAAAGAACGTAAACGTGTTGAGTGGAATGCTATGCTGCAAGAGTTTTTTGACGACCCTCAATCCTCTGCAAATCACATGGTTTTGGGTATGAATTACGACCAAAGACAGCAATCTAAAGGGGGTGGTAAGAACTCAGTTCCTAACTGGGTTTAAGTAGAGCCGACCCTTATACAGGAGAAGGGAAGGGTGGACCCGACTTCTGCGAAGGAAGGAACTCGTGTCTAACGACACTCCTTCCTTCTTTTATCTGATGATTCGTTTCCGTACTCATCTTATAAATACTACCACCAACTACGTTAACCACCTCTTACATGTATCATACAGTATCATTAGTACACACCACCCCGGATGCTGAACAACTTATAGCCTATATGGCTCGTGTATCTAACCCTGATAACCAGGATAACCCCAAGTCAGAACGTTTGATTAGGTACTTAATTAAACATAAACATTGGTCACCGTTTGAGATGGTGAATATGTGCGTACAGATAGAGACAACCCGAAGTGTTGCTGCTCAAATCTTACGTCACCGTAGCTTTAGCTTCCAAGAGTTTTCCCAACGGTACGCTCAAGTGACGGAACCTGCGCTTATCCCTAAGCTTAGACGGCAAGATACTAAGAATAGACAGAATAGTATTGATAACTTAGATCCTGTTACTGTTGATGAGTTTAATATCAAGATGAATAGCTTGTTTGAGCTTAGTGAGAGCCTGTATAACGAAATGTTAGCAGCTGGTGTAGCTAAAGAGTGTGCAAGAGACATCTTACCCCTCTCAACACCCACTAAACTCTATATGAACGGTACCCTGCGGTCTTGGTTGCACTATTGTGACCTCAGATGCGCTAATGGTACCCAATATGAGCATAAACTTATTGCAGATCAGGTTAAAGGCTTGATTGATCAGGAGTTTCCCACCATTTATGCAGCTATGTTCTGCTAAACACATGTTTTTACTTAATATGCTGATTGTCGGACTGGTTGAAACCGGTCCAGACACTTTTTTACTGCAGTTACAGGCGGAAACCGGAGAGGTTATAGAGTATACCCTGTCGAAAAATGACAGAAATTTGTGAACCCTCTTTTTATTGAGAATGATTCTCATTTACCCCCAATGGGGTGCCGTTGTGCCACTTTTTTTTCTGCCGCTCGCTGCGCTCGCTTCCTCTGCGCTGTGATATACTGCGCTCCGCCGCGCCAACCGGTGGGTGTGGGGAGCGAGCGCGTAGCGCGAGCGGGATGCTGCGTGTTGCAGTTATTGAGAACGATTCTCAAAACATCTGTCTGCGCATATTAGCGTATCTTATCAACAATGATAAGCAGTGCTAATCGTAGAACGCTTGACATGTGCGGTGATGCATGCCATACTATATGCATACCAACGGAGGAACACTGACTAAACTAAAAGACACAACATTTGTACTTGGTAGTAAACCAATGCGTGCGTTGCTATGGTGTAACACAGTGCCAAAAGGTAAGCGTAACAAACCAGCTAAGATCAATGGCATTCAGCATCATGAAATCAGCAACAGCGTAGAACACACGTACTACCAACCTGTTCAATGAACCAATGTTACAAGTGTCCACCATTGCTTGACTTCCACGCCAATCCGTGCCATACTAACAGTATGAAAAACAAACAACCAATCCGCTTCAACTCACAAGGTGTGTACGCTTCTGATTCTCGCCTTGCTAGCATTGCTGCTGAGTGCATCGCTGCCGAGCGTGCTGCTACTGCTGCTCGTCGTGCTGCTCTTGCTGCCGGTGCGCAGGAATCCACCTGGTTAGTCAACTGGTGAACTGTCCACTAGCTCTTGACTTCTCACTCATTCTCTGCCATACTTAACGCATGACTTACACACGCACTCAACTCATCTCAGCATTACAGCATGAGTATGAGTATCTTATCCACGATGACTTCGATCCTGACACTGACATGTCAGCTGAGCAGCATCTAGAGTACCTCGGTTGTCTGTCTGATTCTGAGCTTATTGCTGAGACTTGCACTGACGACACCTATACTCTCGACGAGTTCATGCACAACCACGGTTGATCGTTACACAGAGTGCATACGTGCATTCTCTGTAGCTATCATTGCTACTTCATTCACTCTACACATTCACATATGTCTGCTTTCATTGTTCGTAACTCCAGCTGTGCTGATGGTGTCGCTGTTGATCTTCTGACTGGCACTGCATCAGTTTTGTTTGCAAATGGTGCTGTGTACAACTACACCAACGTATCACGTCGTGCTATCACTAACCTGTTGCTCAATCGTAACATCTCTCTTGGTTTCTGGATCAATGAGAATCTGGTTGACAGCAAGCGTGTAGAGTTCACACAAACCTACGACGCATTGCCTGCTGGTTGCTGATGTTTACCTTGAGGGCATTCGTGCCTTCAATGTAGACTTCATGTCTACTATTATCCACCTTATTTTACATTCACAATGTTCTTTATTCCTGCTGCACGTAACACCATCAAGTCTTCTTCTATCGAGCAACTTGAGATCTCTCCCAATACAAACCAAGCACTGGTAACATTCAAGGGAGGTAACCAGTACCTCTACAGCAACATCGACGAGGATGCAATGTTCGACGTTATCTTCCACAATGTCAAGTCTTTTGGCAAGTGGGTTAACGACAACTGCAAGACTGCTGGTGTAGCTTGCTTCCCGATTGCTGCCTAATTCGTGTCACTCATCAAACAACACATTCACAACATCATGACTCAAACTACGTTGTCACCTTTACAGGAAATTGTATCCAACATTATTGAGACTGATGCAGAGCATCTTATTGACATGTTTATCAATGAGCTGCGCGGTTATGGGTTGGATGATGTAGAAGATTTACAGAATGCTTACTCTGGTTGTTTCCCAAGTGTGGAGGCATTCAGTGAGAATCTAGTTGAAGATTGTTACGGACACGAACTCGACAAGTTGCCAATCTTTTTGCAGTCAGCTATTGATTACGAGATGGTATGGCATCAGAGTTTGCAATATGATTACTTTGAAATTTATTTTAATTATGAATACTATTTCTTCAATCGTAATGTGTAACTAATTCTAATTACATTGCAATCACAATCCGTCGCTATTACTAATACATAGCGGCGGTTTTTTACATCTCCACATTCATAACACATTCACCAAGGACGCAGCTATGGCTAACGTTTACGTTCTCCGCTATTCTTTGCCGTACGAATCTACTGAAATGGTATCAGTGTACTCTACGCTACGTGGTGCAATGAACCGTCTTGAAATAATGGATCTACATGACTCTTTCGATGAGGATGAGTCTGTTACCATTGAGTGCATGGAAATCATCACTGAAGAGGTGTCACTCGAACGTCTCAACAGCATCCGCAAACACTACGCAGAAAAAAACAGCAAATGATGCAAACCAAACCAATCACGCGTTACACACGTGCCGGTAAACACGGCAAAGAGATCATGTGTACATGTGGCGCGGTGCATCGTGTTTATCACTTTGCATGGTGCGCTTTAGGTTGCCAAACATGTGGTAACATGGTTGACAAATACGATTATCAAGTTGTTATTAGCAAATGAACTGGAACGAATCAACCATCATCCTCGCCTGCATCGGTATGGTAGGATTGTTCAGCACTGCTATCATCTGGCAGCGCTCAAACCGAATTACTTCTAAATACTATGGCAAACGCTAAATCATTGGATGATGACTATTTCATCAAGAATGCTGTGTTATGTTGGCTGCATCATTACGGCGACAAAGGGCACAGGTGGGATGACATTTACAAAGAGTTAGCATCCCGCGATACGTACACCACCAAACCAACTCCACGCCGTGCTACAAAAACAACAACTAAAAGAGTACGAGTACAAAACAACAACTGACAGTCAGGTGCGCTATCTTTTAGCACCCGATTCAGAGCACGCTGCATGGGCTGCTGCTGAATTGTCCGGTGGCAGTCAATATGTCCTAGATGTGAGGTTATGTGATGAGTGGTAAGTATTACCCCAACAACTGGGAAGCATGGTATGAAATGCCAGAGGACTTCCTAGCAACTCCCACATGGGAGGAATTTGAAGACTGGAAACTGCGCGGCTGGGAGCTACCTAGCTCTGTTTGTTGTATCATCCGCGCTAACACCAACAAAGGCAAAATCAAAGAATTTGTCTACCAAAAACAACATGCAGCAGAAGAACGTATCCGCACTCTTATGGCAGAGGGTGTTGAGTTCACTGTTGTAACTGAAGATCAAATCCGTTTCGTTACACCCGTCACCGATGAGCATTATCTCGATTGAACAATTTGAAGAACTGAGTGAGATTTACCCTGAGCTGGCTCAGTGCTACGATCTCGATTCCACATTCACCACGGACGCAGGAGAGCCTATTGCCAACACCAGCCGAGATTGAACGCCAGATACAACTGGAACGAGAAGCCATCGCATGTGGTCTCAAAAAACTACACAAAACCACCCTTGATGTAGAAAAGAAAGACTATGCATCGGCTAGTATTTATGGGGTGGTGTGCATTGACCGTCTGCTTCCTGATGTGGTTGCATATTGCGAGTCAACTAAACATAGGATAATCAAAGGGCATACTGGAGCAGCATTTGCTGAAGTCCATAAATACTTAGATGAACTAGAATCTCTTGCCATTGCTGCAATTGCGTTAAAAATTACTTTTGATAAAGTATTTTCACTCAAAGATAAAAGCAATCAATGTCAAAATGTTCTAACAAGCATCGGGCAAGCTCTAGAACAAGAGTGTCAGATGAGACACTATCAACGTGAAGCTCCTGGTCTACTTCATGTTATCAAAAAGAACACCCTACACAGCTCCTCAGGGACGCAGCAACGCCTTTCATCTACTCGTCATGAGATGAACAAAAAGGGCGTCAAGCCGTGGTCACGCTGGTCGTCTGATGTTCGTCTGAGACTTGGCGCGTGGATTCTTGACGCTATCTGCGAAAAATCAGGTTGGTTTGAGCGTTTGAAAGTACGCAAAGGCAGGAAAACCTTTGAGTATCTTGTACCAACTGCTGCTTTTTCTGATGTCAAGGACGAGATCATGACGAGTGCTGAGTTGTTCTCTCCTCTCGCATGGCCGATGTTAGTCCCACCAAAGGACTGGAAACATGATGAACCTGGCGGCTATTTGCTGAACGAGGTTATGAACGGTCATGATTTGGTACGTCGTGGAGACCCGACCCTTATACAGGGGGAAATCCCTCTCGACTTTTTGAACAAAATTCAGAAGGTAGCCTACCGAGTAAACCCCTTTATTGTAGAGGTTGCTAGGTGGTGTGAAGAGAAGGGGATAGCAATCGGTAAGTTCAAACCGATTGAGGATTTTGAAGATCCTCCCAAACCTGTAAACATCGATGAAGATGAAGAGGCAAGGAGAAGGTACAAAAGAGACGCCAGGGACGTTCACAACAAACGTAGTCAAGAGACTAAGAAGTCATGCCGGACACGGATGACAATGAATGCTGTTGCTAGGTTTGAAGATGAAGAGAAGTTCTACATTCCGTGGTCGTTTGATTACCGAGGACGAGCGTACCCAATCCCTGCATTCCTCACACCACAAGATACAGACTTTGGAAAAAGTTTATTGAAGTTTGCTTCTGGGTCGTTTATGACACCTGAAGCTGAGGAATGGTTAGCGTTTCAAGTTGCTACAACATATGGTCTTGATAAAGAACCTATTGGCAAACGTTTAGAATGGGTTGAAAAGAATACCCACCTAATCACCTGTGTCGCTTCTAATCCCATCGACCACATTCACGAATGGGAAGAAGCTGATGAGCCTTGGCAGTTCCTTGCAGCGTGTGAGGAGTATTACCATTGTGTTCTAAGATGTGATCGTCAAGAAACATCCTTACCTGTAGCTACAGATGCTACCTGCAGTGGTCTACAAATCCTTGCTGGTTTAGCGAGAGATCGGAGCACAGCTAAGTTAGTAAATGTACTGCCCTCTGATCGTCCACAGGATGCTTACAAGGTCGTAGCTAACACTGCTACACCATATGTTCCTAAGTCCATCAAACCTTACATGGACAGGAAAACGGTGAAGCGTGTAGTGATGACCGTCCCCTATAATGCTAAACCCTTTAGCAACAGAGGCTATATCAAGGACGCACTGAAAGAGAAAGGTGTTGAGATCGACAAAGACGACTTGACAAAGACAGTCATTGCTGTTAGAAATGCTATGGATGAGGTCGTACCTGGTCCCATGGCTGTCATGTCTTGGATTGAGTCTGAGGTTGCTAATGCAATTGAACGTGGGTCTGGAGAACTTGAGTGGGTAACACCATCTGGGTTCGTAGTCCGTCAACGTTTAATGAAGAAAGATGTCAAACGCATCGAACTTCAGTTACTTGGTTCTTGTAAACTTGGTGTCGTTGTTGGTGAAGACACGGACGACGATGGCAAGCCTAAAGTTGACAAGCAACACCACAAGAACGCAACAGCACCGAATCTAATCCACTCACTCGATGCCTCGCTCCTCCACATTAGTGCACTTCGTTTTGAAGCACCGATCGCTCTCATTCATGACTCTGTATTGTGTCGTGCTACTGACATGTCTACTCTCAGTAACATTGTCCGAGAGACATATATGCACCTCTTCGCAGAGCACGATTACTTGCGAGACTTCGCTCACCAAATAGGAGCGGAGACTGAACCACCGATCATCGGAGACCTTGAACCGGAATCCGTGATTGAATCCACTTATTTTTTCTGTTAATGCCACGCACTATCCATAAAACTGAACAGCCTGTGATCCTCGAAGGTTATCAAGCTGTACTGAAGCCAAGCAAGTTTGGCTATTCCCTGTCTGCAATTGTCGATACCGACATGGTTGCAAACCTGGAAGAAGATCGTACTGAGTCTCTCGAATGGGCACAGTCTAAGCTGAAGAACCCGAAGCGTTCTACCCTGAAGCCTGAGCCATGGGAAGAGGTTGCTGAAGGTCAATTCAAAGTTAAGTTCAGCTGGAATGAAGAGAACCGACCGCCTGTCGTCGATACCGAAGGTACACCTGTCACAGACGAAAATACGCCCATGTATTCTGGTAGCCGAGTTAAGTTGGCGTTCTATCAGAAACCGTACATCCTCAAGGATGGTGTTACTTATGGAACAAGCCTTAAATTGGTTGGTGTACAACTGGTGTCTCTGCAGTCAGGAGCTGGTGTAGATACTGGTGATATGGCTGCTGAAGATGTAGCCGCTCTGTTTGGTAAGACTGAAGGTTTCAAAGCTAACGATCCTGCTGTCACTGTTATCCCTGGTTCCGACGAAGATGACTTCTGATTTTCAATTCACTGTTGCAAAGGATGAGGTTACGGGTATCTACAAAGGTACCCTTGACATCCAACTCCCTCCCATTTGTGTCACCCGTTACAAGGCTGACAAGAATGACTTTAAGTACGAGATGTCTCGTGCTGTAACTGAAGTTGTTGAGGCTATCATCGAAAAGAACATGGACGACTAATGGCATTCAGATCCAAGCTCGAAGAGAAGGTTGCTGATCTGCTTGTCGATCTTGGTGTCAAGTACGAGTACGAAACAACTAAAGTCCGTTACATTATCCAGCATGTTTACACCCCTGACTTCGTGTTACCCAATGGTGTCGTGCTGGAATGTAAGGGCTACTGGGAACCTGCTGACCGTCGTAAGATCAGGGCTGTAAAGGAGTTGAATCCTAACCTTGATTTGCGTATGGTCTTCCAGGCTCCGTTCAATAAGATCAGTAAGAAATCTAAAACTACATACGCTAAGTGGTGCGATAAGCATGACATCCCTTGGACATCATTCCAAAACATCCCCCTCGACTGGCTCCTCTGAGTTTTTATTTCACGAGCCGTGTGAGGAGTGTGGGTCGTCAGATGCCAAGAGTGTCTATGACGACGGGCACACATATTGCTTCGTTTGCCATCACTACACGCACGGTGATGGCGAACCTTCTTTACACATTCATCAAACCAAAAGTGTGCAAATAACAGGCTCAGCCCAAAGGCTGCAGAAGCGTAACCTCTCACAGAAAGTATGTGAGAAGTATAAAATCTACCGTGATGGTGATAAGCTCCGCTTTTACTATCATGACGAATCAGGCATCGTCAAAGGTGCCAAGGTAAAGACAAAGGGTAAATCATTCTCGTATGAGGGTGAAGTGCCTGGTACATTCTTCGGACAGCATCTCTACCCTACTACTGGTAAACGTATCGTCATCTTTGAAGGCGAGATGGATGCAGCTAGTGGGTCTGAGTGTATGCCAGGGTGGCCGATGGTTTCTGTACCATCAGGTGCTGCTGGTGCAAAGAAGGCTGTACAGAAACAACTCCCACTGCTGCAAGGCTATGACGAGATTGTGTTGTTTTATGACAATGATCAACCAGGTCGCCAAGCCGCTGAAGAGTGTGCTAGTGTACTACCACCTGGTAAGGTCAAGATTGCCCACCTCCAAGGCGACTACAAGGACGCATCAGACGCCCTCCAAGCCAATGACTCAGACGCTGTATGCCGAGCTATCTGGGACGCCAAGCCGTTCCGTCCTGATGGCATTGTCGATGGCAAAACTCTTTTAGATCTTGTAACTACACCATCACCCGCTGCAGATCATGACTACCCATTTCAAGGATTACAATCAAAGCTACACGGGATCAGATATGGAGAGCTTGTCACAATCACTGCAGGATCTGGTATCGGAAAATCCAGCTTCTGTCGTGAGCTTGCAACTCACCTTCTTGACAAGGGGGAGCGGGTCGGCTATCTGGCACTTGAAGAATCTAACCGTCGTACAGCCCTAGGCTTGATGAGCGCCCATGTTGGTAAGTCATTGCATTTAGGAGAACATACACATGAGGATCTTGTTCAGGCGTTCGACGCTACGATGGCTAATTGGAACCTTTATTTGTTTGACGGTTTCGGCTCCTACGATCCTGATATTATCTATAATCGGATTGAGTACCTGGCATCAGGTCTCGACTGTAGAATCATTTTCTTGGATCACCTCTCCATCCTCCTTTCTGGGCTTGACGGAGACGAACGACGGATGATTGACACCACAATGACTAAGCTTAGGTCGCTCGTGGAGCGTACTGGCATAGCGTTGTTCTTGGTGTCTCACCTCAAACGTACATCATCGGATCAAAATCATGAAGAAGGAGCACGAGTTACGCTCGGACAATTGCGCGGATCTGCTGCAATCGCTCAACTCAGCGATGCGTGTATTGGATTGGAAAGAGATCAACAATCCAACAAAGCTGGAGGTTCTACGACTGTTAGAATCCTTAAAAATCGTTATTCGGGCGAAACTGGAGTAGCCTGTGAGCTGAGCTACGATCTACCTACCTGTAAATTCTATGAAACTCAACCAGAACCAGAGTTCAACGCAGCAACAGACTTCTGAACTCAAACGACCCAATCCTCCTACCACCCAAGCTATTGAACGTGCACAATTCAAAGACAAAACGTTCAGATGGAATGGGAAGTGAGTCTAATCTTTGACATAGAAACAAACGGTCTATTGCATGATGTTAGTACCATCCACTGCCTTGCTATCCACGATCTCTCGACTGATCAGACGCTTGCGTACAATGACACGGGGTCCAGTGAGCCGATATCAAGAGGCTTGCAAAGACTACAGGACGCGGACAGGATTATTGGTCACAACATTATTGGTTACGACATACCTGTTATTCGCAAACTTTACCCTTGGTTTGGTAAGCCTGCTTATATGGTTGATACTCTACTGCTTAGCAGACTCTACCACCCCGACATGATCAACCTGGACAAGAACCGTACCTGGGATGGCATGCCTCTCAAGTTGTACGGTAAACACTCACTTGAATCCTACGGCTACAGATTAGATGAACGGAAAGGTGACTACGGTTCCACTTCTGATTGGACGGAATGGTCCCAAGAAATGGAAGATTATTGCATACAAGACGTTCACGTTACCACCAAACTATGGAAACATTTCCAGCCCTACCTGAATGGGTCGCGCTAGAACACGAAGTACAACAAATCCTAACCGAACAAGAAATTCATGGATGGGCTTTTGACGAGAACGCTGCATGGGAACTTGCATCTTCTCTCACCAGAGAACTTAGAGAAACTGAAGAGCTACTACGAAACAGGCATCCTTTCGTCCGAGGATCGGAATTCACTCCTAAACGAGATAACCGCACGCAAGGATATGTCAAGGGTGCACCCTTTACTCGACTGAAAGAACTCAATACATCCTCTCGCGACCATATATCATGGATCTTGCAACAATTCTATGGCTGGATTCCAAGCCAGAAGACGACTACTGGGAAACCTGTTATCGACGAGGTGATCTTGAAGGAGATGAACTCGGAAGTAGCGACGATGTTCCTGCGGATTTTGACGATAACGAAGATGCTTGGAATGATCAGCGAAGGCGCGAACGCCTGGCTGAAGTTGAGTACGATTGCTAAGCGTATTCACCATCATTGCAGTGTAGCAACTAACACTCATCGTTGCGCCCACCGTAACCCCAACCTCGGACAAGTTCCATCAGATGAAAGATTTAGAAAGCTCTTCATACCAAGTCCGGGTCTACATATGGTCGGCGCTGATCTTAGCGGCATCGAGCTTCGTATGCTCGCTCATTATCTTGCGAGGTATGACGGAGGAAGATACGCGAAACTTCTACTTGAGGATGACATCCACCAGATCAACGCTGACAAAATCGGCATCTCAAGGCGACAAGTAAAAACCGTCACGTACGCATTTTTGTACGGTGCCGGTGACGAAAAAATCGGACACTCTTATGACCAACAGCTATCAACCAATGCTGCAAAAAAGAAAGGCAAAGAGATTCGTGCCGCGTATGTTGACGCGGTTGATGGATTGGATGACCTACTCAAAGCTATTAAACAAGCTGCAGAAAGAGGGTTCATCAAGTCTATCGATGGCAGAAAAATTAAAGTTGACTCGCCTCACAAAGCCCTGAACTACTGCTTGCAGTCAGGTGCCGGTGTCATCGCGAAGCGGTGGATGGTGATCAACCAGGAAACAATGAGAGAAGCAAAGATCTGCGCCTCTCAATTAGGATTTATTCATGACGAGCTACAGTTCGAGTGTGCCCCTGAGCACATCGGAGACCTATCTACATCCCTGGTATATAGCGCTACAGCGGCTGGGGAATACTACAACATGCGCATCCGCATCGACGCGGAAGCAACACACGGAAACAACTGGAGTGAAACCCATTAATGTACAGCAAGAAAAATAAGACTGAGATCAAATCAGTCGCAAAGAAAACCCGACAAGGACAAGGACGCAACTCCAAGCCCAAGGGTGATAAGAAAGCCTACCGAGGACAAGGCAGGTGAAGTTACTTGTAGACGCCGATTACGTGGTCTACAAATGCTGTGCTGCTGCCGAAACAGAAATTGATTGGGGTGATGATGTAATTCTAGTCACAAGTAAATTTAGTGAAGCCTATGCTGCTGTTAAGCGTGAGCTTCTCAAGATCATTAACAACTTTCTTTGGGATGTACCTGAACTAATTCTGTTTTTTAGCGATAGTGTAAACTTTCGTAAATCTATCCAGCCCGCATACAAAGGGCATCGAAATCGTAAGAAACCTTGCGGTTACAAGCGTGTAATTAACCAACTCAAGACTGAGTACAAAGTTATTATCATGCCAACACTTGAGGCAGACGATGCCTTAGGTATTTATGCTACACAAAATAAAGGTAAGTGCTGCATCTGCTCACCGGACAAGGATATGCGCCAAATCCCAGGACGCCTCTTTGACATGTCAGAAATGATGAATGTGGAAGACGGGGAAGGAGAGAAGTGGCACCTTGTACAAACATTAGCAGGAGACCAAACAGATGGCTACGCAGGTTGTCCCGGTATTGGTGTTAAACGTGCAATCACCCTCTTTGAAGAGAAGGGGTATTCTTGGAAGACTGTCGTTGAAGCGTTTGCTGAGAAAGATCTTTCCGAAGATGTCGCACTGGAAAATGCAAGACTCGCAAAGATCCTTACAGCATCCGACTATGACTTCAACAACAAACGACCAATTCTTTGGTCCCCCACCGCCGATTATCGAATTGACGATGGAGCAGGATCTAAAGATGAGAAGGCTGACAGACATGCTACCTGATGCTGATAAAGAAGACATCATTACCGTCTTCATGGCATTACAAAAACAAAATTTTGTCCTATCCAATACCGTTAGTAATTTAGTTAAAAAATGGCCGAGTCACCTTCCCATTACACACGAGGAGCCATAGAAGTCTGGGACTTTATTAGAGACCAGCAACTTAACTACCACCTTGGTAATGCTATTAAATATGTTTGCCGAGCCGGTTTCAAAGGTGATAATACCAAGGCTCAGGACCTTAAAAAGGCTATCCACTACCTTGAAAATGAACTCAAACACACAACACTGCAAGAATCAAAGCCTCAGCGATCAAGCCATACACTTCCGAACATCCTATGGGATCCAGAACTCATCGGAGAACCGGACTATGCAACTGACTTTGATCGATGAAGAGTATAAAGAATTCCGTACTGCATTCTACAATGAACCGTACGAAAGCGAATTGAAAGAGCTTGCAGATCTTGTGTATGTTTGCTTTCAATATGCTGAGAATATGGAGTGGGATCTAGAGGAAGCCCTAGATCGTGTCCACAAAAGCAACATGTCTAAGCTAGGCTTGGACGGTACACCTATCCGTCGTGCTGATGGAAAAGTCCTAAAAGGACCAAACTACAAACCACCTATTTTGAACGATCTAGTAAACCCATGACCGCAACTTATATCTCTCGCACGGGACGTGTCCAATCTTGGATCGATGACCCAACGTCCCGCCTACCGGTTTCGTGCACCGTGTTCGTTGTTGAAGACTCAATCACAGGAGACAATGGAATTGAAGCATCCTGGAAATTTGTATCACATGCTCTACGATATGGAGCAGGCTGCGCGGTACACCTGTCGAAACTGCGACCCAAAGGAACAGAAAATGACAAAGGGCTGGTTGCATCTGGACCGGTATCCTTTGCCAAAATCTATTCAACACTAAATGAAATCCTCCGTCGCGGCGGGGTGTACAAAAACGGAGCTGTGGTGTGTCATCTCGACCTTAGCCACCCTGATGCTCTTGAATTTATTACTACTCCTCGATCCGAACTACCGTGGGTTAAACGATGCATCAACATCACCGATGAGTGGTGGCAGGGGTGTACGTTTAAGGAGGAACTCCTCTTCGGTATCAAATCAGGTGACATTTGGCTCAACAAAGTAAAATACGACAATGAAGGAAAGCGAATCCGCGGAAACGTCTGTCTTGAAGTTTACCTGCCCTCACGAGGTACATGCCTACTCCAACATGTCAATCTCGGTGCCTGTGAATTCGACGACATCCCTAATGCTTTCTTTGAGGGTATGTCCCAGTTGTGCGAACTCCATGGTAAGACAGGTGTTGGGGAAAGCGGAGAGTACCTCCCAAGCGAAACTGACCGACAAGTGGGGCTCGGCATCCTCGGACTCGCTAACCTACTTCGTCGCTACGGAGTAACGTATGACCAATTTGGCCGTGCGTTGGAACAATTCAACAAAGGAGAATCAGTACGGTCTGCAGCCTATGAACTTGTCACCCAAATTAACACTGGCATTGAGCTTGCAGCCAGCGTTGCTCGCAACAATAAAATGGTTCGAGCCTTTGCTATTGCGCCCACTGCCTCCTGCAGTTATCGAAGCACAGATCTGGATGGCTATACTTGCACACCAGAAATCGCTCCGCCTATCTCGCAGACAGTCGATCGTGACTCAGGTACTTTCGGAGTACAGACATACAACTATGGTGATGTAGAGATCGCCAGTAAAGTAGGCTGGGAAGCTTACAAACGTGTTGCAGATGGCATCATGACTCTACTTAATAAGACTGGACTTCTACATGGTTACAGCTTCAACTCGTGGTCTGATATGATTACGTATGATGAAGAGTTTATCCAGGAGTGGCTTGAATCGCCCCAGACTTCTCTTTATTATAGTCTTCAAGTTATGGGCGACGTTCAAGATAAGTCAAGCGCGTATGCTGCTCTCGAAGAGAGTGAAGTCGATGATTATCTGAACAGCCTGCTTGAGGACACCCCTGAACCTCAATGTGATTGTGCAGAATGAACCCTTATCAAAAACTAATAGCGCGGAAGCGCAAGTGGACTCCAGTCCAAACAACAGCAGGCGAATGCAAAGTGGGAGCCGAAGAGGCAATCCACCGCGCACTCGCCATGCGTCATATGGAACTTCCCGTTGGAGACTTCATCAGTGATGCCCTCAATTCTGAAGTACCAAAAAATGCACGGGAACTACTCCACTCCAACGTTCTCGACGAAGAGAATCACGACATCGCACTTGGTTACATCGCCAATGCTTACGGCGTTGATGAAAAAGTTGAGAAAGAAGCCCTTAGGCTTAAAACCGCTTGGGAGGCACATCCAGATCACACGATCACCAAAGCGTTGGTTGCCGAACGTGCAATCTTCTTCGTTCTTCTACCATTCTTTCGCTTTAATGGTGACGCTGGCATGAGAACCGTTTCAGCCGATATCAGTCGAGATGAGCAAATTCACGTGGCTACCAATAGTCTGGTTCATACTGAGCTGGGGTATAACATCAGTCCTTCTCTTGATAAACTCAGGAAGGCAACTATCAATTGGGTAATGCAACCACTAGGTATTAATACTACCGATAAATATTTGGACAAAAAATTTTGGCTGGATTCTAGCGACCGGCTAATGTATGAGGGCAAAGCCCCAGAATTGTCCGCAACTAAATCTGCTAGAATGCCGGCGTTCTTCGAGCATAGTAATGTCAACCTCCCCCAATATGCCTGACCTTAATCTTCTAGATGTCAGAGGCATGACAGCGAATGCCATGCTTGCTAAGCTAGAAGAATCATTTCCACCCATCAACCCTACACCAGAAGATTCAATGGAAAAAATTATGTACCGATCTGGTCAACGTAGTGTCGTTGAGTGGGTCATCCAGTATATGGAGGAAAATTAAATGAGCCATTTAGTGGAAAGATACCGACAGGATATGAGCATTCGGGGCATCGGCAAGAAGGATATAAGGCGGTTAGATAAAGAATACGGAGAGGGTAATTGGAACGTTACTGGAGGTAAGGGTTATGCTGCCAGTGGTACTGTTAAACAGTATGGCAGACGGTGGGACGGTTACAGAAACGCAACTGTTTACCACCAGCTGCCTGAAGTTCAAAAAGAACAAACTACTGAAGAGCCGGTGCAAGAGCCGGAAGTTGTAGAAGAAACTCCTCCTACATTTACAGCGACAGTGTTGGACACTGGTGAATCTAGTAACCCTGCTCTTTTTATTAACCGCTTTGGTGGTAACACAGAGACCATGGCGCACAGTGGTCTGAAGGCTGTGAAAGCTGCAGAAGCTGCTGGTCTAAGCATTGGTGAAATTCAACGGATGGCGGCAGCGCAAGGTGTGCAGTTTGGTATTGGAGCGCAAGAATACTTTAAGGAGAAGCAAGGACCAAGTCCTCAAGACATGTTTGCAACTCAAATTGCATCCATGCAAGAGATGTTCCAACAAAGTATGCAGCAGCAACAAACGCAGTACATGCAAATGCAGCAAGCTCAAGAAGAGCGGATGGCAGCGTTGCAGCAGCAGATGCAGCAAGCGATGGTTGCTCAGCAAACAAGACCTGAAGTGGCTGGTGTCAAGATGGCTCAAGGTTCCGCTGGTACCCCCATGCAAATTGCCCGGCGCGGTGTAACTGGTGCATTTGGTCGTCGTGGTATGCGTATCTCTGCTCTTAACGTGTAAGTCATGGCTAATTTTATTGAACTTTATGGTGGTAACAAAAACACCATGGCTCACAGCGGTCTAAAAGCTGTACGAGCCGCAGAAGCCGCTGGACTGAGTATTGGTCAGATCCAACAAATGGCTGCAAGTCAGGGTATTAGCTTTGGCTCTGGAGCCCAAGATTATTTCCGTCAAAAAGAAAAGCAGCAGTTTACAAATCAAATTGCAACTCTAACAAATACGTTTCAACAACAGATGCAGCAGCAGCAAGCTCAGTTTGCTGAGGCACAACGTAGGCAGCAAGAGAGGTTGCAGCAAATCCAACAGCAAGCTTTGGAAGCTCAGACTCGACAAGCTGCACCAGAAAAAACTGCTCAGGTATTAGGTGGTGGTAAGTCAATGATTATCCGTCCTGGGCAAAGGACTAGGTTTAGTCGCCCTGAGCTACAAATTAAATCAATGAACATCTAAAACAATGTCAGCTAAAACTCGCTATGACGTTTTATCCAGCGACCGTTCCCAGTTCTTAAACGAAGCTGAACAGGCATCTAAACTGACACTCCCTTATTTGATTCGTGGACACGAGGAACACCACTCGGGCATGAAGAACCTCCTTACCCCATACCAAAGCGTTGGCGCGAAGGGTGTAGTTACTCTGGCATCTAAGTTGATGTTAGCTCTGCTACCCGTTCAGACCAGCTTCTTTAAACTACAGCTTGATGAAAGTCAGCTGGGGCAAGAGATGGGTCCAGAGATTAAATCAGAACTTGATTTGTCTTTTGCAAAAGTTGAACGAATCATCCTTGAATCTATTGCAGCTACTGATGACAGGGTAGCGGTGCACCAAGCACTGCTGCATCTTGTCGTTGGTGGTAATGCTTTGGTGTTCATGGGTACTAAAGGGCTTAAGGTTTATCCTTTGAATCGCTTCGTCGTCGATCGTGATGGCAACGGCAACGTGATTGAAATCGTCACTAAAGAACGTATTAACAAAAAACTGATTGAAGATAAGCTCCCTGCAGATTATCTCAAGACCTTGCCAGTCAGTGATACCTACGGGGATCACGATGATGAATGTGATGTGTACACCCACGTACGACGAGAGAACAATCGTTTTGTGTGGCATCAAGAGGTGTATGATTACAAGCTGAAAGGCACTGAAGGTAAGTCACCAGTAGCTACCAACCCCTGGATTGCACTTAGGTTCAACACCGTTGACGGTGAGAGCTATGGGCGTGGTAGAGTAGGTCAGTTCATCGGCGACCTAAAGTCACTTGAAGCACTGACACAAGCCCTGGTTGAAGGCAGCGCAGCGGCTGCTAAGGTAGTATTTGTGGTGAACCCCAGTTCTACCACCAAGCCTGCCACCCTTGCCAATGCTGGTAACGGTGCTATAATTCAAGGGCGACCTGATGACGTGGCTGTCATCCAGGTTGGCAAGACCGCTGACTTTGGTACCGCTTATCAGATGACTTCTGTTCTCGAACGTCGTCTCAGTGAAGCTTTCCTTATCCTCAACGTGAGGCAGAGCGAACGCACCACTGCGGAAGAGGTCCGTATGACACAGATGGAGCTGGAGCAGCAACTTGGTGGACTATTCTCCCTGTTGACTGTTGAGTTCCTTGTCCCTTACCTCAACCGTAAGCTGGATCAGGCTCAGAAGTCTGGTGACATCCCACGTCTCCCTAAGAACATTGTGAAGCCAACGATTGTTGCAGGTATCAATGCCCTTGGTCGTGGTCAAGACCGTGATAGCCTGACACAGTTCCTCACTGTTCTGGCTCAGACCCTTGGTCCTGAAGCTATTGCTCAGTTCATCAACACAGATGAGGTGATCAAACGCTTTGCTGCTTCTCAAGGTATTGATGTACTCAACCTTGTGAAGAGTATGCAAGAATTGCAAGCCGAACAGCAACAGGCTATGGCTCAACAGCAAGCAATGATGGAGCAACAGCAAGTACCTCAGATGGCTGCAGTCGAACAGAAGGCAGCACAAGCTGAGATGCAAGCAATGCAACAAGCACAACAACAAGAACAACCACCACAATAAACATGGCAGAAGTAATGTCTATGATTCCAGACGAATCACCCGATGGAGAGTTGAATGCTGATGAGCAGGATTCTCTCCAAGTAGGTGAGGAGATGGAACAGCAGCAGGAACAGCGCCTTGCTGGTAAATATAAAAACGCTGAAGAACTTGAAGCTGCTTACCTTGAACTGCAAAAAAAGCTTGGTGAGCAACCTACAGAAGAGTCATCAGAAGAGCCTGAAGAGGAGTCTTCTACTGAATCTCTGCTGGATCAACTTTGGGAGCAGTCTCAAACTGAAAAGTTTAGCGAAGAAACTCTACAGCAAATTGCAAAGGCAGATCCGAATGAGCTAGCTCAGATGTATCTGGAGTACCGCAACAAAGCGGAGTCCAGTGACCAACCACAGATGACAGAAGAGTACGCCAACGGTCTGAAGAATGCTGTTGGTGGTGAGAAGCAGTACAATGAGATGATTGGTTGGGCAGGTCAAAACCTGTCTAGCGAAGAGATTGAATCGTATGATGCTATCATGGAGCAGGGTAATCCTGCCGCTGCTTATTGGGCGGTGCAGGCATTGACTTACCGTTATCGTGATGCTAACGGTGTGGAAGGCGATCTTGTTCAGGGTAAATCACCTGGTGCAGGTGGCACTTTCCGCAGTCAGGCAGAGGTTGTACAAGCCATGTCTGACCCACGCTACGATAACGACCCGGCTTACCGCCAGGACGTGATGCGTAAACTTGAACGCTCTAATGTATCATTCTGATGTCAACTGTAACTGAAGATGGAGGTCGTCTAAACCTCTACGCAAAAGAACCACCTATGGAGATTATGGACGTGTACGAAACTCACAATGAAAAGGCTGAGAAGCTTAACGGTCGTGCTGCTATGCTTGGCATCATGGCGGCTCTCGGTGCCTATGCAATCACTGGTCAAATTATCCCCGGAGTCTGGTAATGCCACAAGGTAAAGGTACATACGGTACAAAGAAAGGTCGTCCCCCTAAGAAAAAGTAATGGCACACAAAGGTAAAGGCTCTTGCGGTTCTAAGGGAGGCAAGAAAGGTGGCTACAAAAAGTAAGCCTTCTGTCAGTCTGAAGATTGGCAAACACAAATCACGTACCGGCGGCTTGACTGCCGCTGGTCGTGCTAAATATAACAGAGAAACAGGCTCTAACTTAAAAGCCCCACAACCTGGTGGCGGCAAACGAAAGAAGTCCTTCTGTGCTAGGATGTCTGGTGTCAAAGGACCGATGAAAAAGAATGGTAAGCCAACCCGTAAAGCGTTGGCACTACGTAAATGGAAGTGTTAACTATGGCTAAACGTGGTCTCTACGCAAACATCCATGCTAAAAGGATGCGGATCAAACAAGGATCTGGTGAAAAAATGAGAAAGCCTGGGTCTAAAGGAGCACCCACGGCTGCTAACTTCAAACGCTCCGCTAAAACTGCTAAAAAAAAGTAACTTATTAATCATGAAATCTATTATCGCTTCCGGTCTCCTCCTCGGCATGGCACACGGTGCTGCTATTGCTGGTCCCTACGTGAACATTGAAGCCAACTCTGGTTGGTCTGGTACCGATTATGGTGGTACCGTTATTGACAACCATGTCGGCTTTGAAGGCGCTAACTGGTACCTCCAGGGTGGTCCTTCTATCGTCTCCCCTGACGGTGGAGACAGCACCGTTGAACTGTCTGGTAAAGCAGGTGGTTCTGTGCCCCTGGGTGAGAACCTTGGAGCCTATGGTGAAGTATCCTTTGTCACTGGTGAAGATGACAACGGCTATGGTACTAAAGTCGGTATCAAATATAACTTCTGATATTTAACACAGCCCTCCACTGGACGTGAGCCTTGGGAGGGCTTCATTAAAGTGCTCAAATACGTACCCTTGAAAACAATTACCCCGCACTTTTAATGACCGCTGTACTTCAACAACAACAGAGGTCTACCTGGGATGAGTTTTGCTCCTGGGTAACCTCTACTAATAACCGACTCTATGTTGGCTGGTTCGGGATCCTCATGATTCCTACTCTGCTAGCCGCTACTATTTGTTTTGTAACTGCATTTATTGCAGCACCCCCTGTAGACATTGATGGAATCCGAGAACCAGTCGCAGGCTCCCTCCTCTATGGAAACAACATCATATCGGGAGCCGTCGTTCCGAGCAGCAATGCCATCGGACTACACTTCTACCCAATTTGGGAAGCTGCTACACTTGATGAATGGCTCTACAACGGGGGTCCATTCCAACTTGTCGTTTTCCACTTCCTCATTGGCATCTATTCTTACATGGGACGCGAATGGGAACTTAGCTATCGACTAGGTATGCGTCCCTGGATCTTTGTGGCATACAGTGCGCCTGTTGCCGCAGCCTCTGCTGTTTTCCTGGTTTACCCTTTTGGTCAAGGATCTTTTTCCGATGCTATGCCTCTTGGCATTTCCGGCACCTTTAACTATATGTTTGTCTTCCAGGCAGAACATAATATCCTTATGCACCCGTTCCACATGCTGGGCGTCGCAGGTGTGTTTGGCGGATCTCTGTTTAGCGCTATGCACGGGAGTCTGGTTACATCTAGTCTCATCCGTGAAACGACTGAAGAGGTAAGCCAGAACTATGGGTACAAGTTCGGTCAAGAGGAAGAGACCTACAACATTGTTGCAGCTCATGGATACTTTGGTCGTCTTATTTTCCAGTATGCTTCTTTTAACAACAGCCGTAGTCTCCACTTCTTCCTTGCAGCTTGGCCTGTTGTTGGCATCTGGTTTACTGCTCTTGGTGTATCTACCATGGCTTTCAACCTGAATGGTTTCAACTTCAACCAATCTATTCAAGACCGTGATGGTCATGTAATTAACACGTGGGCGGACATCCTAAACCGAGCTGGTCTTGGTATGGAAGTCATGCATGAACGCAACGCCCACAACTTCCCACTGGACTTGGCAGCTGCTGAGACTACTCCAGTGGCGCTGACTGCTCCGGCAATCGGCTAACTATCTAGTACGTTCATCCTATGTTTGACATTCAAGTAGATGATGGTGGCGCTCGTATTATTCGAGATGCACTAAGACTATACAAAAAACAATGGTCCGGTGGTCATCCACAGGAACAGATTGATATTGAGTTCTTAGAGATGCAGTTCACCAAAATGGTGCTTGAAGCAAGCATGGACGCATATTGACCACGCATGGAACGGGGCGTGGATTTACTAGGTACTCAACTATGTCTCTTAATCTCATTCGTTTCCTCGCATCACAGAAAAAGCGTGCAGAGCGCTATCATACTGATGCTCTCCGCTACCGTGGTGTAGTGTATAAAGAGATCGACTGATTCCGTAAAAGCGGACTGGGGAGTGCAATGCTCCCCTTCAGTATTTGGCATTGGCCCGTACGCGGACACCCTTTGCCGAACCGGTTTGGTAAAAGACCATAAAATTTTACCACAAAATTTTTTTATCAATCGATTGGTAGTGCTTTTATATTAAGTATTAACTACTACAATGGCTTTTCAATCTTCTGTAAACCCAGCACAGCTTACTCAGCTGGGTCAATCTAATCTTGCGGGTGATACTCGCGCTCTTTACCTGAAGCTATTTTCAGGTGAGATGTTCAAAGGCTTCCAGCATAACACAATCGCTCGTGATCTGATCATGAAGCGTACCATTAAGAACGGCAAGTCTTTGCAGTTCATCTATACTGGTCGCACCAAATCTGAATTCCATACGCCTGGAAACAGCATTTTGGGTGATAGCAATAATGCACCTCCGGTGGCTGAGAAGACCATCACTATTGATGACCTTCTGATTAGCTCTGCATTCGTGTATGAATTGGACGAAGTTCTGGCTCATTACGATCTGCGCTCGGAGATCAGCCGTAAGATCGGCTACGCTCTGGCAGAAAAGTATGACCGTCTTGCATTCCGTGCTGTTGCACGTGGTGCCCGTCAGGCTTCTCCTGTGTCTGCTACCGGCTATGTTGAGCCCGGTGGTACTCAGATTCGTGTGGGTTCTACCACTAACGATTCTGACGCTTTCAACTCCTCTAACCTGGTTGCTGCATTCTATGATGCTGCTGCCGCTCTGGATGAGAAGGGTGTGTCTTCCGACGGTCGTGTGGCTGTCCTGAACCCCCGTCAGTACTACGAACTGATCCAAGCTGTTGGTTCCAACGGCCTGGTCAACCGCGATGCTCAGGGCTCTGCTCTGCAAAGCGGACAAGGTATCATCGAAATCGCTGGTATCAAGATCTACAAGTCCATGAACATCCCGTTCCTGGGCAAATACGGTACCGCTTACGGCGGCACCACCGGTCAAACCTCTCCTGGTAACACCGGTTCTTTCGTGGGTGAGTCCCTGGAAGACGCCTCTGGCGCTTCTACTGGTATCAACAACGATTACGGTACTGCTGCTGAAGTCGGTAGCAAGTCCTGTGGTCTTATCTTCCAGAAAGAAGCTGCTGGTATGGTCGAAGCAATCGGCCCTCAGGTCCAAGTGACCAGTGGAGATGTGTCCGTCATTTACCAAGGTGACGTGATGCTCGGTCGCCTCGCCTGTGGCGCAGACTATCTGAATCCTGCTGCAGCCGTTGAGCTGTACGTCGGTGCTACTGCACCTTCTGCATTCTGATATTTATTTTGGGAGCCTCTTCGGGGGCTCCTTTTTTTTAATTCCTTATTGAGAATGAGAATCAATGTCATTTCCTACCACTAATGCAACACAGGAGCTTCCTGCAGTAAATCAAATTTTGCAGTCATGTGGTCAAGCGCCTGTTACTACCCTAGATCAAACCAACCCGGACGTTGCGATTGCCTATCAGACTTTGCTCGAAGTCTCTAGGGAAGTACAGGCTGAGGGATGGTCATTTAATAAGGAGTTTCATTATGATATGACTCCTGACACTAATAACGAAATCCTTATCCCTAATAATGTTTTGCAGATTGATCTAACCACCAATGCTGCTAACATGGATAAAGATGTAATCAGACGTAGTGGTAAGCTTTACGACAGAGCTAACCATACCTATACGTTTACTGAGAAGGTAGAGTGTGACATCACCTGGTTGTTTGACTGGGTTGATCTCCCTGTACCTATTGCTGACTTCATTACAGCCCGTGCTGCTACTGTCGTTTCTAGCCGCATTGTTGGTGACGGTAACCAATACCAGATCCTACAACAAAAAGAAGCTTTTGCTAGAGCATCAGCAATGGAGTATGAGTGTAATCAGGGTGACTATACATACTTTGGTCATTCAGGTAATACTAATAGATATACAAGTTACAAACCGTACACAGCACTTTATCGATAAATGGTTGCAGTTACTCAACGGATCAACAGCTACCTTGGTGGCGTATCAAAACAATCAGATGACAAAATGTTGCCAGGTCAAGTCCGTGAGTGCTACAACGGATTCCCTGATGCAACGTATGGTCTAACTAAACGACCAGGTTTTAAACATATCGTTAACCTGGGTACAGGTACCACTTATGATGATGGTAAGTGGTTCTATATTAAACGTGATGATGACGAAGAATACGTAGGTGTTATCAAAGGTTCCAATATCAATATCTGGAACGCAGTTAGCGGCAACGCTTGTACTGTCACGTATGGTACTGGTGCTCAGGCATACTTGAGTGGTGCTAAGACAAACTACAAGATCATCACCGTACAGGATACTTCTATTGTTATTAATAGCAGTGTCACTGTAACTGCACAAGCAGCCCCTACGTTTAATGCTCACCGTGTTGCAAGTATTGAGGTTCAGTATGTAACCTCTTCGACAACCTACACAGTTGAGATTACAATTAACGGATCAACCCAAACTGCTAGCTATACAACCCCCAGTTCAGCTGACGTTAATACAATTCTAACTCAATTAGAATCTGGTATTAATGGCATGTCAGGTGATCATGCTCAGATAACTGTCACCAAACTAGCTAACTCTTTGGAACTTAGCAGTAGCATTGCAATGGACATCCATGCTGAGGGTGGTCTTGATAACAAAGGCTTGACTGCAGTTGAGGATGAAGTAGCTAGTGTTGGAGAGTTGCCTGTTAAATCAGTACATGGTCGTACCGTTAAAATTGTCAACACTAACTCTAGTGCTGATACATACTGGGCAGCATTTAAGGCGCATGACACTACATACAATGCAGATGGTACTGTTAATGTAGCAGGATCTGGTGAAGGTTATTGGGAAGAGACTAGAGATCCTGGTGTATCACCTGGTCTCGATAACTCTACCCTGCCCCACGAACTTATCAACACTGCAGTCGATACGTTTACTTTCCAAAAGATTACGTATGAAGACCGTCTAGTTGGTGATGATGAGACTAACTCACATCCTAGCTTTATTGACGAAAAGATTACTGCTGGATTCTTCCATAACAACAGGCTTGGTTTCTTGTCTAAGGACAACGTAATCATGAGTCAGTCTGGTGACTTCTATAATTTCTACTTTAAGTCAGCTCAGACTACTATTGATTCTGATCCTGTTGATATTAGCTGTTCTTCTATTAAACCTACTGCTCTGCACGCTGCACTGCCTACGGCTCAGGGTGTGGTGCTGTTCTCTGAAAACCAACAGTTCTTGATGTTTGCTGACGCTGGTGTACTTACACCTGCTTTGGCTACTATCCGGGCACTCTCTAACTATGAGATGGATCGGAACATTGAACCAGTTGATTCAGGAACAAACCTCAACTTTATCACTAAGACACCTGGTTACTCTCGTGTATTTAGTATGGTTACCAGGGGTCAGCAAGATAACCCCCAGGTGCTGGACTTGTCTAGGGTTGTGAAGGAATGGGTTTCACCTGATGTTGATCAGATGATCTCTAGTCCTCAGAACTCAATGATTGCAATGGCTGGTCAGTCGTTAAATGAGGTGTTTATCTTCCGTTATTATAGTGACGGCAAAGAAAACCTTATGGAAGCTTGGACTAGCTGGCTGATGCCTGGTACTGTACAGTTCATCGCTACCCATTCAGATGACATGTATGCTGTTACCAAACAAGGTAATCAGTTTACGTTGTCTAAGGCTGCGCTCAGTCAAAGCCCTGAGCAAGCAATTATCGTCAACAACCAAGGTCAAAAGGTTAACCCTAGTGTAGACCTGTATGCAACTGCTTCTAGTGTTGTCTATGATTCAGCTACTAAAACTTCTAAGTGCTACCTGCCTTATAACGACGTGTCTACTTTGACACCTGTCATTGTTATTAAAGGTAATACTAGCTCTGGTACGTTTGTTGAATCAGGCTTTACTGTTACACCTGAACGTGGTAGTGATGGCACTGGTCCTTTCTTTAGCATCGCTAATAAAGATCTGAGTGGTGTTGCATCTGACGTTATTGTAGGCTTTAAATACAACTTTGATGTTGAACTGCCTAGAACTTACTACAGACCTGATCCTAAGGTTACAGACTTTACTGCTAACCTTACTATTGCACGTATGAAATTCTCAGTCGGTTTGTCTGGTATGATGAGCTTTAAGCTACAGCAAACTGGTAGACTGCCTTATGAACTTGAGTTTACTGGTGACGGTTCTACGACTACCTATAGGTTCAATAAACGTGATCTAGATTATGTAGATAGGTCTGATGTTATTGTAACTATTAATGGTGTTAATGAGACAGGGTTCAGCTTTACTGACGATACAACTGTTGTCTTTACTACAGCCCCTGCTAACAACGCAAAGATTAAGTTCTTTATTAAGGACTGGTTTAGTGTCCAACCTACAGCTGAGGCTAACACGTATCTAGCTAATGATGTACCGCTTGATAATGAAAACGTGTTTACTATCCCCATCCATCAACGTACAGAAAACTTTAGATTAAAAATGTTCAACAATTCACCGTTTCCTGTTGCAGTCAATGCAATGATGTGGGAAGGTAAGTATACACCACGTTTCTATAGGAGGGCTTAATTATGGCAGCAGCATGGGCCATTGGTGGCGCAGTGCTTGGAGGGCTTGGCGGTTTTTTTGGTGCTAGCGATAGCAACAGGCAAGCCAAGGCAGCCGCCGAACGCCAAAATAAGTACAACAGGGCAGTCTATGAGTTCCAATATGGAGACGTAGATGATGAAGAGATCGGTGGTGAGGCTCTACGGCAGTATGATTTTGCGGTAGAAGGTCTTGAAATTACAAAGAAGAATAACGAAATTAATCTTCAGTTTCAAGAGTACCAGTCGGTTCAGCGTTATAACTATGACATGGGCATTCGTGCTTACGAATTTGCCCAAGCTAACCGTGTATATGATCAGTCAGTTTCTCGTGCACTGCAGCAGCAGACTTTTAATGAGCTTGCGACACGGGCTGCAAATATCGATCAAGACAGGCTATATCATGAGCAACTGATTGACCTGTCATTAGATGAAACGGAAACACTTCTGAACTACGGTGCAGCCGCTGCTGGAGTTGGTCTAAAGAAACGAGCAGCTAAAGTTGCAGCAATTGGAACAGCACAGCAACAAAGGGTTGCAGCTTTAAAAGCTACTGGAGCTACAACAGCTCGTGGTGTAGCTGGTCGCAGTGCCGCTAGAAATGTCCAAGGTATCTTGGCAGAAAGTGGCGCACGTCAAGCTGCTATTGTTGACAAACTTATGTTTGACACGGAAGCATCTGATCAAGAACTGTTTAAGATGAACCAACAATTGGTCATAGATCAGGTTGGTTTTGAATTTAGTAGAGACAGCGCTCGGTTGAGCGATATGGCAGCACGTAGTAAGATCAAGGCACAGGCACTGCAAGCTGCTATTAATGCTGAGGCAAGTATTGCACTTAAGCCTGAGATTCAACCTCCTATGCCTAAACCGATCGCACTCCCACGTCCTGAGTATCAAGATGTGTACAAGCCTGAGAAACCTCCTAAGCCGATGAAGCAGGTTGCTATGACACAGAACCCATTCTTGGCTGGTCTTAGCGGTGCTCTTAGCGGTGCACAATCTGGTTTGAGCATTGGAAGCGGCATCGAAAATTTTAATACGCCCCCAAGCTCGGGGGGCTTACAATCACGAGCCCAGCAAGCAGGATGGCCTGGTAATCGGAATTACTAAACTAACCTATGTCTAAATTTAAAAGCTTTGCACAGCAGGGGAGCTTTAGGGATTACCAGATCCAAGCCCCTGATCAAACTGGTAAAATTAAAGAAGAAACAGCCCGCACCATTCGTGGTAAAGAGCGGGCTCAGTCGTCTTTAGAAAGACAAAACAATCTATATCTGCAAGCACAGAAGCTTGCACAGGGTGTAGAAGAGAATCAACGTGAACAGAACTTCAAACTTGAAACTGAGAACCGGCAGGCATATTTAGATGCCCTCCGTCGTGATAACGAGATTCAAATTAAAAACGATAAGATTAGAGCAGCGCAAAGTGCAGAAACATTCAAGCAACTTAGTGCTTTCTCTAAATCTGCTTTTGAGTTGTATGGTCAATATCAAGAAATAGATCTCAAGCGGAACCAGCAGGAGAACGCTAGATTAGCTTACGCTGCTGGTGCTGACTACAAAACAGTTATAGGTATCCAAGCTCTTGGAGACAACCTCACTAAATCTGAGTTTGCTCAAACAGAGTTTATGCGTCAAAAGCTTGCAGAGGGTGGCAATGTAGACGCCCTTTTTGCATTGTACGAACGCCGTGCAAGTAAAGCTTTCATTAATAACATTGCTGTCGCTCAGAATACTGCCCATGGTTATGGGATTGCAGCGCAGCAAGAGATGCTTGACTTTAAAAATAGGTATGCTGCTGAAAACGATGGTAGGATGCCTACAATTGAAGAGCAAAAACGGAACATTAAAGCCTTTGAAGCCGAGTACTTTGCAAACATTACAGGTGAAGATGGTCGTGGTCTGAATGCAAACATGCTTACTACGTATGTTGCACCAACCATGCGTCGTATTCAGACAGGGTTTGATAGTCAGTTTGAAAAGCAGCAACGTGTAGAACAAGAATCCAAGGTCAAGCAAAATTTCATGAAATCGTTGGATCATGCTTGGAATACAGGCGGATCCTCTGGCGTGTACGCTATGCTGACAGAAAAAGGCGTTGCTTCTCAAGCAAATTTTGAGATGTATGCTGAATGGGTTACAAATAAATCTCTTGATTTTGGACCTACTGGTCTGAGTTCTAAAGATATGGAAGCCCTAAAAGGTTTTGTATTTAAAGGTGTTAACGGTCAAGATACAACCTACGGTGCATCTCGCGGTAGCTTGTCTGATGGAGCCAAGTTTAACCAGGCTTATAATTCAAGAATTAGGGCAGAGAAGCAGCTGTATAGAGATGCTGCCGAAGACAGAAAACGTCAGTTTCAATCAAATGCTACTGAGATATACAATGAGGTTGCAGCTGACGGAAGTATGAGTGACCTGGACCTGGTTAGATTAGAAGAATCTGATAGAGCTAGTGGTATCCCTGGGTTTGAGTCTGAAGCTACAAAACTTGCAAGAAAAGAGCTGGATGGCGTACGGTATGAAGCTGGTTATACAAAATTGTTTGACGATAAGTTGAACAAAGGTACTCTTACCATGCAGGATCTTGATCAAAAAGGTGTTAGCTTTAAACTTAAGCAAAAGTATGCACCATTGATTGAGAAGCAGAATCTATTGATGAACGACCAAACCTATAAGGACGGTGTAACTGCTATTGGTAATGCAATTACAGAGCACCCTACAGTTGCTAGAGGTCGTGTTGGTAACAAAGATCATTACTCCACAATCCTGTTTAAGGCAGAACAGCTTCAACAATTTAAGCAAGATGTCCTGGATGGAGTACCTATTTCAGAAGCTGTCTCAGGCAGGTTAGGTATTATCGCTGGTATTCAAGGTACTCCTGGTGCTATCAGTACAACCGGTCAGTATACCAAAACTGTTCAAAGTCAGGCTCAAGGTGCTGTAAACTACCAGGAAGCTTTGCAAAAAGATAGGGATTTTATTGAAAGTTCTCAAACACCTAACTTTAGAAAAGACCCTACAGCTGCTGTAAATGCGTATGGTGAGAATGATTTTTATAAAGATTACTATCCTATGCAGAGAGGTGAAGTGACATCACAACTTAGAAGGCGTGCAGCTATTATGGGTGTATCACCCTTGGCTGCTATTAACTTCCTTGCTGGAGGTCTTGGTCAACCTGCTGTTGCTATGGACGCACAAGTGCAGGCTATTGCTGATAAGATTACTCCTATTACTGGTAGGTTGATTAATACTTACCGCGACTCTGGTAGCCACCTGAGCCGTATGAATAGGTTTGATAACATTATGGATAGAACTGTAGCTGTCGCCCGTGTTAGAGGCGAAGAT